TGTAATTACAGAGCACTCACAAACAGTAGCATCTTGTTGTCCTCCATCACCAAAAAAGACCATCTCAATTGGACGACCTTCTAATTTGGATATTTGGTTTTTCTGCATATCAAATGTTTCATAAATAATACCTTTTGGTAAAACTCGTTTGCCATACCAGTCACGTTGCAAAAGGTAAGAAGAGAACTTTAATTCGTTATATAGTTCGTTTCTTCTCTCTTCGTCAAGTATAGGATTGTCAAATGGTGTCCAATGACGCCACTTGTAACGTCCTGTTTTTTCGTAACGATCAAATACTTCTGTTAATACTGGATGGCTTGGAGCGGGAGGATTTAATTCTGCTAAATGGAATCTATCTTTTGCTGCATAAGTTCTCCGAAAACACTCTTTTACAAAATCCATGTGTAATAAGTTGATTTCCAAAAATGTTACAGAGCCAAGCGACATACCTGTGATAGCGCCCACACTGTTTACCTTGCCCCCACCTTTGTAGTAAATCTTTTTCTTACCATTTGGAGCATGTAAAAGTAAGTGGTCACCGTGTTCATCGTGCTTCATTTCTGCGAGGTTTCCGTATATATGAATTAAACCTAAACCATCACCATCCATAAATAATCGAAAGGCCTGTTCTTGGTTATATGCTGTAACTAAATGGTTCATATCCCTAGATTTAATGTAGAAATTTGCCATTTTAAAAATATCAGCTGTGGTTTTCCCAGAACGTGGCGTCCCCTCATTAACTTCCAACGTTATGTTTTTAGTCTGTTGTCGTATCGTCTGTTGTTGTTTTGGACTGAATGCTAATTGAACCACTGCCATCACCACCATTCGCAACATCAATCAATGCATTTAATAATGATGTATCTTTTTCGGCGCCTTTTATAAGAGCTGTGCGGGCATGTATATTCTCTGTAGATGCAATAATTTGATTGAGCTTAGCTTTACGTTCATCTTGTTCATCAGCAATAGCAATAAATTGTTTAATTAAACCACTTAGTGTAGACATAGCGCGACTTTGTGCATTTAAAAAATTCGCCTGTTTATCCCAAGCGAATTGATACTCATATTTATCAGAACCATTTTCCCCGAAGCCTACTTGTGTTTGAACCTTAGTTTCATCCTCAGCATTTTCTACCCACATAATTTTCTGTGCCCTTATAATAGCAGCGTAGTGTATTTGTATCTGATTCCATATAATATCAGGTGCACTCATTTCTTCCATGCTATTCATGATTTCAAGCGTTTCATCTGGCATGTACTTAGAATATAAGCCGTGTTTTAGCGCATTCTGGTTATTCCTAGGAGCTGCGCCACCTTTGTTGCCAACTGCATGTTTATTGCCGTTAGATGCGCCTCCTCGTTCTTTTGTGTGCACACCTTTTAATTCGGGTGCACCCCTATCGCGATACCAGCCATGCCTTTTTTTCCATGATTTAACAGTGTTCAAAGTAACATTATATTTTTCTGCGATATCTTTGTATTTCATTCCTCTATTATAATCTTGTTCAGCTAATTTATACTTTTCCATGCTGCATCAACCCCACCTCGCTCCCATGTGTTTGTATCGTTAATTAATTATTATCCTTAATTGTTCCTACAATGATGCTTAACGCTTCTAAATAGTCTCTCTTTGCTTGTTCAAAGGTCTTACCATTTAGCATAGCTAGTTGGTTTATTTTCATGTAATGAATCTGCGCTAACACAAAGCTTTGTTCTTGTTCTGTACCTGCTATATTAATTTTGAATTCCGGCTCTTTTCCTTTTACCTCAGTTATCCCCGCTTTTATAATGTCTCTCAAATAATCAACTCCTTAATTTTATGTATCAAAAAAGCCCCTAATTATCGGAGCTAATATTTTTAAATTATAATCTGTTTTATGTTGAAGCAATAACATTTTCCAAACAAATTCAATTGAATCCATGATACAGCAAAACGTCGCCCATCTTCATTTGCATATTTAGTAATGTAATGATTTAACATGTGATTCCCTCCTTGTTCGTTTTTTATAATACACTCGGCAAGGATTTGCACCTTGCATGAACTAATTAGTTTGTTTTACAGGAGTTTTAAGCTAAGACATACGTTTCTTAGCCACATTAGTTCTATCCTGTGATTCGTCTACCTATTCCGCCACGAGTATGCGCTTATAATTATTTATAGACGCTTTTGCTTACGTCTTTCCACATGTGTGTTTAACGCTGCTATGTGGTTGCAGACGGAGATTGAACAGGAGTGTCGTCCCTGTTAGGACTAGCGGACAGATACAAAGCCTCTACCTGGCAACATAACAACCTCCTGCTATGTCATCATAAGATTGTAGATGAGAAGTGAAGTGCAGGCTCAATATATGATTTATTTTGTGTAATCATCTTCACTTCTCATATATAGGTGGCAGGTGTGCGGCAAAAATTGTTAAATAGCCATGCAAAATAAACTTCCGTCAATTTGATTCTGTATTTTTTCTTCCCCACGATGTAGATAAGATCGTACAGAACGAACACTTATCTCCATCTCATCACTAATTTGTGAATACGATAAATTTTTTTCATGTTTTAACAAAAATACTTTCTTTTCTTGTGTTGACATCGTGGACATTGCGTCTTCCATCCGAATTTTGTCCCATTCCGAAATCTTTGGCTCATTATCTTCAAAGTCATATGCGATACCATGCTCATATACGAACCATTGACGCATAGTTTCAATATCTGTAACACATACTTCCCTTTGAAGTCCTGAACGTCTGTGAATAGCTCGACGAGGTGCTGGTTCATGTCCTAATTCCATCCATTCAATCGAATATTCTAAACTATCAATAATGCTGTTTAGTTTTGACATGACTGTTTTCTCTGGCACCTCTTGAATATTTCTTTTTTGTCCTGCACACAATGGAGGTCGTTTTTTAGCGTCGATTTTGGTTTGCAGATTAGCTTTTAAATCTTTCGTTTCTTGTAAAGCTCCTCTGTACTCATTAATTAATTCTTGCATTCTTGTCACTCTCCCCAATGATTAATAAAAAAAGGACGTCACAACAGATTTAAACTGTTCATGACGTCCTTCGATTTTTTCGACCAGACTTATTTATTCAATTTTATTGTTTGTACATTTTCGGCAGTGGTAGGTTTGCCGTGGCTCCATGTGATAGTAGTTTTTCCAAAGCCATTTTCTGGTGGTTTTGTGATTAGCTTTTCTTCGCCATTTATGCGAGTGTAAACGCCGTCTTCTTTTTTCATAAGTCGCCCCCGTTTAACAAATTAAAATATATTACTCCATGTCCACCATATGCCTTTAATAACGATTCCTAACACAAATATTATAACTAGCATCCAAAGAGCATAAATAGTGAACGCTCCTATAAATTTAGCTACTTTATCAATCATTTTCCACCTCCACAATTACGTGACTTTCTTCTTCTTTATCAATAACAAAGTGGTCGGAGAAACCTTCAATAAAGTTTAAATTATCATTTTCTATAAATCCCGCTTGCATCATTCCATCGAAAATAAACTTTTTAGCAAAAGCAATATTGTCGGGGTCTTTTCGCTTGTTCGGTATAATCCAAGTAAATTTAATTCGACAAGGAGTAGAGAAGGATACGCCATGGTTCATTGCCATTTCCACGTAGCTAGCGCAAATATAGGTCATTTGCTTTTTCACTTTAGCAGCTGCTTGTCTATGTCCTCTTTCTTTGTTTATATACGTATTTAAATCTGTAAGTGGAAGCGGAATGATAATCTTATTACTAGTTGTGGCAGTCTTCAATAACTCTTGTTTCATAAATAACTTCTAACTCCTTGTCTGTTAATTTGTTTAAATATTCGTTTGTGTGGCTTGTGTAGTTAGCGATCACATCTATTAGCTGTTTTCTCTCTCTAACTGTCATAACATTACCTTCTGCCGTCGAAGTAACCCGTTTTTCTTTTTAAAATCCACTAATGAGCTTCTACTAATTCCAATCTTTTCCGCAATTTCCAAATCAGTAAGTTTTTTGCTTAATTCTTTATACTCGTTGACCGATAATATTAAGCGTACCTGCGTTGGTGTTGCCATACCTTTTTGTCTATCTCCGTAAGCTTCTAATCTTTCCAGTTGTTTAATTAATTTTTTTCTTTCCGTATAATTCTTGCATTTCTCAATTTGCAGAATAACGTCCCATTGCTTATCTTTCAAATCTTTTCTGTTCATTTTTATCGCTCCCCAATTTTTTAGAATGGTAAATCGTCTTCGTTAATATCTATTGACTTACCTTCATTTGCAAAATCATCTTTTTTCTGGCTCGTATCCGTTCGATATGGAACTGATTCGCTGTTATTTGAATAATTAGCTTCATTTCGATAATTATTCGATGTTGAGCCTTCTAGACCGTTATTCTTAGGTTCTAAAAATTGAACTGATTCAGTAACTACTTCTGTCACATAAACGCGCTTACCGTCGTTTCCTTCGTAATTACGAGTTTGAACGCGG